TATATTGCAGATGAGTGGGCATCTACTGAAACATTTTTAAATCTTATAGAAAATAATAATGACTCTTGGAATAATGTTTTAGAAATTGGATGTGGAATAGGAAGACTTCTGGCTCCTTTGGCAGACAAATATAGCAACTGTAACTTTTATGCAATAGATATTTCAGATGAAATGATAAACCTTGCACCTAAAAGAAATAATATAAAGTATCAGGAACTTGCAGACAATCTTGATTTAGTATATTCAATGCTGGTTTTCCAGCATATTGAACACCAAGAAAAAATTAATTATATAAAACTTGCTTATGAAAAATTAAAGGTTGGTGGAAATTTATTCTTTCAGTTTGTTATTGGAGAAGAGAACTCTCCATACTCTTATCAAACATCCAAGTCTGAGATTGATAATATATTAAAAGAAATAGGATTTAAAAACTTAATCTTTACAAATCATATGCATCCGCAATGGATGTTTGTTAGGTCTACAAAATGATTAATGCATATCTTTACTCAGTTAAAGAAGAAGATTGTGCTGCTGATAAATGGGATTACGGTTTAATAAAAGAAATCTTTAATAAAAATAATATTAAACCTGTTAAAACAACGTCTTTGCCAAAAACAGAAAGAGCGTTTGTTGTAATTCCTGGCCCACAAAATGTTGACTATGAAGAGATAATATCTAATGAATTAAATAATATAGGTAGGGTTGTTTTATTTATTACTGGTGATGAAAGCGCTACATTTGATGTGGAAAAAATAATACATAATAACATTGAGATTTGGATTCAATACCCACACCAAAAACATGAAAAATATAATAAACTGCCTGTAGGAGTTCCTCAACACTTAAAAAATAATTTACCAGAATATCAAGATAAATCTTATGATGTATTTTTTGCAGGACAAATAACTCATCAAAGAAGGCAAGAGTTATCTAAAGTTATGCCAACTATTGAAAATTCTTTTTATAAGCCAACAGATGGATTTGCACAAGGATTAAAACCAAAAACATATTATGATAAAATGTTTTTAAGTAAAATTGTTCCATGCCCTAGTGGTGCTGAAGTGATAGACTCTTTTAGGTTTTATGAAGCAATTGAAATGCTATGTTTGCCAATAGGAGATAAAATAGATTCTAAAGGAAATGAAACTAATTTTTATAATTTTGTTTTTCAAACAGATTTTCCAATAGAAATAACAAACAATTGGAAAAATATAAAAAAAATTGTTCCATCATTATTAAATAACTATCCACATAATATGCACCAAGTTGTTTGTTGGTGGATTAAATATAAAAGAGATTTATCTATTAAGATTATGGATCAAATAAATGAATAAAAAAGATGTAACTATTATTCTTGCAACATCGGTCATTCCAGACCATCCAAATACTAGCATGATAGATCAAACTATAAAAGATATAAGAGTTCATTTCCCAGACAACGAAATAATTATGCAAGTTGATGGATTAAGGGCAGAGCAGTTTGATCGTGAAAAAGATTATAATGAATATAAAAATCGTATTCTATGGAAATGTTTGCATGAATATAAAAACATATTGCCAGTAATTTTTAATGTTCATAGTCATCAAAGCACAATGATGCGTAAGACTATTAAACTAGTACAAACATCTTTAATTCTTTATATAGAAGGTGATGCACCTCTTACTCCAGACGTTAGTATTGACTGGGACAAGTGTTTTGATATGATTGAGTATGGTAAAGCAAATACAATACGTTTTCATTTTGAATCTAAAATACCCAAAGAGCATATGCACTTAATGTTTGGAATAGAAGATGGATTTATGAAAACTGCACAATGGAGTCAAAGACCACACATTAGCACAGTAAAGTACTACAAAGATTTTATACTAGATGCTTGTGGAGAAAAAACTTTTATTGAAGACGTTGTTCATGGAAAAATACAAGACGACATGATGCCTTATGACGAATTTAGTAACGATGGATGGGAAAAACATAAATTATGGATTTACTATCCAGAAGGAAACATTAAAAGATCTTATCATTTAGACGGTCGTCAAGGAACAAGAAAATTTACTTCTGATGATGATATATGGGGATATAAAGAATGAGGTTAGGAATTATTGCTAGATCAGATAACACTGGTCTTGGAAACCAAACAAAAGAACTTATTGATATGTTAAATCCAAGCAGCATATTGTTAATTGACTCAACTCCATTTAATAAAAATAAACAACATCCAGAATGGTATAAAGATTATGATTGCATTAGGTCAACTGGATTTCCAAGCCTTCAACAAATTAAACTATTTCTTAATCAAGTTGATGTTGTTATTAGTTGTGAAACATTTTACGATCAAAACTTTGTAAGATATGCTCAGAGAAGGGGTGTAAAGACTATCCTTCAATATAACTATGAACTCTTTGGCAATCTTGCAGCAACAAACCTTCCTGTCCCAGATGTTCTTTTATCTCCAAGCGTTTGGCATATTGATCATGTTACTAAACTTTTTGGTAAACAGTCAAAGGTCATTCACTTACCACCACCTACAAATCCATTAACTTTTTCAGGGGCTAAGGAAATAAACCTATCTAAAGATCATAATAGAATACTTCATGTTGCTGGAAAGAAAGCAGCAAAGGATAGAAATGGAACAAACACTGTTCTTGAAATGCTTAAATATTCCAAGGCAGATTATGAATTGGTTATTAGAAGTCAAAGTGAAATAGAAACAAACATTAAAGACTCTAGGCTTACAATTGAAATAGGCAATCCAGATAACAGGGAAGATATGTATAGTGGGTTTGACGCTATGGTTCTTCCTAGACGCTATGCAGGGCTTTGTTTACCTATGAATGAGGCTCTTATGAGTGCCTTGCCAGTTTTCATGACTAACATATCTCCTAATAGCCATGTTCTTCCAAATGAATGGCTTGTTAAAACTAGACTTCTTGAAACTTTTAGGACTAAGGTTAGGATTGAATTGTTTGAAGCAGATGCTGTTGCTCTTGCAGAAACAATAGATAATTATGTAAATAGTGATAATAAGATTATTAAAAAAGAAAAGGCTTTTGAATTAGGATACAATAACTTTGCTCCTGATAAATTAAAAGATATTTATTTAGATATTATTTCTCATATTTAGTTTTTTCAGTAAATTGTTTCCTAAGTATACTGTTTAGTATCATATCAAATGAACTATCTGCGCTTGATAAATATATGTGTTTATCTTTTTTTAAATTATATGATTTTAAAACCAATGGTCCTCTACTATAAACTTTGACATCTTCCATTTGCCTTCCACCTATATTAAATACATTTCCATATATAGATCTCCACAAAAACTGGTCATTGTTTTCAAGTATTTGTTTTAACTTTTTCTTTTCCATAGCCATAGGAACGTGAAGTTCGTAGTCAAGTGGACTTTCAATTCCAAGTGATTTAATTTTTTTATATGTAGCAGAAAGTTTCCTAGTATAGTTAGAGTTTGGATTTATTTTTTGATATAGATTTATTTTATCTAAGAGCAAACCACCATGATAGGTTTCAATAATATTTATATTTTTAACAATATAGAAGTCATCATTCATTAATATAAACTCTTCAGATATTTCATTTGAATTACAGATAGTATTAAGGTTTTGAATAGCATTTCTATATTTTGTTAATACTTGTTTGACATTTATATAGTTTCCAATATACCAAGGTGGCTTACCCCCAACAACCCATATATTTGAGTCTGGAAAACTTTCAACTACAGATCTAATTGAATATCTTAGTTCTTCATTGATTCCATCTTTACATATATAAACAAAATCCATATAACCTCATTATAAAAATTAAGAAAGGCGAACTTATTTTTAGTAAATTCGCCCTTCCTAATTAACCAACTACTTCTTTTTAGCAGCAGCCTTCTTCTTTGCTGGAGCCTTCTTAGCAGGTACAATCTTGCTAAGTGCATCTGAAACAGCACCAGTATCTGGCAGTACGCCAAATGACTTATCGTTTGGATTGAGTGCTCTTAATGCAACTGGTGCAAGAGCAGCAACTAGTGCAGCCCAAAGATCTTTAGGATCTGTTACGCCAGCCATGTAAAGTGCAATTACTGCGCCAAGAACAGATCTACCGTATGATGCTAGCATTGCTTTGTTTTTATCGTTTAGTATGTTATTCATTATTCCTCCTAGGATATAACTCGTGTTATAGTTGTGAAGCCAATCCATAGACCAATAATTCCTGCGACTCCCGCAAAAACTGGTGGTGCTGGAACTGGCAATTTGAATGCTGCGAACACGACACCGCACCCAAAACCTGTTAGTATAGAAAAAAATATCTCTTTCATAATTCACCTTCGTTGTTATTAATTGATTGACTTGGATTATCTTTTGGTGTTGGAGCAGTTGCCATAGTTCCACACATGTTGCATTGAATGTCTAACTGATACATCCCAATAGTATATGTTTCTGGATTGAATGATACCAGGGCTCTAAATAATTTTTCACCACATTGTGGACATTCACATGTTGGAATTCCTCTAGCGTCTATCATTTTTCTTTTTCTGGTAATAATGCTAAAAGTTTTTCTGAATAATTATTTAAACCTTTATTTTTTAATTCTTCTGAAACTTCTTTAATTGTTTTCTGAGATGTTTCAATATACTCAAATGCCCAGTCTCTTGAATCAGATAAAAACTTTATAAAGTTTTCTTTATGTATTCCATCCTCAGATTGGCTATCAATACTTTTATTTTGAAATATTACCTCTTTTAGCCCTTCGTTTTCAAGGAATAATTTTGTTAAAGCAAGATTGCATTTTTTTAATTTATCAAATAAAGATAAGTATGCAATGCTAAGTGATATTGACATTGTTGCAAAAAATATTAAAATACTAGTTCTCATACTATCTATTGTACTCTATTCTGAAAGACATTAAAAGTCATCTTGCTCAATGTCAAATAAATCTAGTTCAGATAATTTGCTCATTCGTGAAGCAAAAAACAAAGAACCCGCAACAATGCTTGATATTATTGCTAATATTAGTATAATTATCTTTTTTTTCATTTTGGAATATTCACCCCACATTTTGTACATAAATTATAATTTTTTCCAGTAAAAGGACATGAGCCACCATCAACAAATAAGTGACCTTTAACTTTACACTTTACATACATAAAAAATAACTTTATCATTTTATGGCCTCTCTAGTAACCAAGACAATTGCCCCTTCCATTTCTAATGCTTTTTTTAGTTGAACGGTATATTGTAGTGCCCGAATTTTTTCCTCATAGATCATCCTAGCAAATTTTTTTTCATTTAACTTAATTGTAAGAAAGTGATCATTGTCAATAAGTTCAACAGAAAATCCTTTTGGTGCTTCTATTGAGTGAAATGCTCTTTTCATTTGGTCTGTATACACGGTATTACTCCATTGTTAGTGCTTGCCAAGTATTTGACCAGTCTTGTTTAGACTTGTGTTTGTTAAACTCTCTTGAAATTTCTCCAGTTTCAAGGTAAACACCTCCCCAAACTCCCCACTCTTTCCCAGATACTCCATTAGCAAAACATGTTTTTTTAACAGGGCACTGTCTACAAAGTGCGTCAACATTTTGTCTAATTCCTTCTTCATCTTCATACTTATCAAAATATAAATTTGTTTCAAGATCTAGACAAGCAGCCTCATCTTTCCATAAATGCTGCTTCAAAATTACTCCCTATACTTATTTGGAATATCCCAACCATTACGACCTGGCTTGTATATTTTATGTAAGTACCACTTATCTTTTATTCTAATTCCATTAACAGATGTTTTTGCCATATCTGATTCTTTTAAATCAACAACATCCCAGCCATCCCAAATAAGATTATTGTTTTTATTTATAATCTTATCCATTGTATTTAAACTTCTAATAATCATATATTCTCCTAGTACCTAAAAATTCCAACTTCAATATTTTTTGATTCAGCACTAGAAACTAATCTAGATTTTGACTCATTTGGTTTGCTTAAAAAAGCAAAATAATTTATTTGATCCATATTTGTATCAAGCCATGAAGGTGCTGTATTATAGAATTTAATTTTTCTGCCTCTTGCTTTCATGCCACGTTCAGATAAATTAGAAAATTCTGAAACAAAGTTATTGACTCTTGCTGGACCAACAGAATAAATAATAAACTCTTTATCGTCTTGTTTCATTCCAGACATTGCAACACTCATGGCACGTAGAAAAACGTTATAGTCGTTAAACTCCGTTGTTCCCTGCACTGCCACTATCATTTGATTCCATCCCTTTTCTTAAATCATCTAATATTGATAACATTTTGCTTAAATCTTTTTTTGACAAATTTTGAATATTTAATGGCTCTACAGTGCTTTCATCTACCCTTCCATTGATAGCATCAGCAGTGTAAAATACATTGTCTAATATCCAATATGCCCTACCTTCAGTTATTACAACCTTTAGCATGTTTTTTTGAACATGTTTTTGAGATTGTGTTATAACTTTTGGTTTTTCAAACATCTCTTTTGGAATAACATCTTTAACCATTTCATAGATATTGCTTTGCCTATATCTAATCTTTGATAAAAACCTTCCTCTTTTTTTGTTTGATATTTTAATTATAGACCATGAGACAACGAATGTCAAGCCCACAATTAACAAATATTCCATTTTTACTTAGATTTTTTTTCAGGTTGCTTAGTTAAACTTAAAACCATAGAATTAAGTTTATTTGCTTCAAGTTGTAATTTTAACAACTCTAATTCTGTATCTGATAGTTTTTGTTTATAAAATGCTATTAGTTGAACTAATTCATTTTTATCTAAATTTTCCATTTATCCCCCTATTTTTTTAGATCAAAGGCAGTTCCCTGCCAAATTTTTTCTACCTTTTTCTTTTCTCGTTCTACAATTGCACGACTCCAAGTAAATCCTGCATCTCCACCCCAAGCATCCCACATAATTCTTCCATTAGATGGAAAGTCTGGGCCATTAAAAAATCCTTTTCCTTTTTTATCTACTTCGTGACGTGAAAAAAATGAATACATTCTCTTAACAGTATCAAGAGACATTGATCTTCCAGCAACTATATCTGTTGCTCTGCCCCAACCAACTGGAGTGCCAGCCCCTGTTGCTTTGCCATCGGCTTTCCACTTAAGGGCACGACGTGCAGCAGACTTCATTCCATCATTAGGTGAGTATGTATCAGCCATTACCTATCCTTCTTTGCATGTTTTACATCATATGGTCCAAGAATAGATTTAACTGTACCATTTTTATTCATACGAACAATCATTCCATTTTTAATTTGTGTTGGATTAAAAGATCCTGATTTTTTCTTTGGCATTATTTTGTAAATCCTTTTGGATCAAATACGCTTCCGTCCCAAATTGTTTTAGTTGTTTTAGTCTCTGACTTGTATGTGCCACCACGTCGCTTATATTCAGCAACTACCCAAGCATTGGCGTATGCAGATGGATAAACATCAAATTTATCTTTTGCTGCTTGAACAACCCTTGCATAAAGTTTAGGATTTGATGGATCGCTTCCACCACGTCTTGGTTTAATTACATCTTCGTAATTAGGTTTTTCTGCTTTACCAATTTGAGCATCATACATTGCCATTAATGTTTCTGAATCTGTTTCTGGAATTCCTGAATCGGTTGATCCCATTTCAACAACTAAATCTACTGATACAGATAATGATTCAATCTTAATAACTTCAGACATACGATGATAGGTAACGTATGCTTTTTCTTCCCATGCACCATCTTCTTCTTCATATTCACGAACAATAATTGGCTTATCATTTTCTACATATTCCATAGAGTATTCTGACCCTGGCAATCCAAGCAATCCTGCATTAGTCATTACATACTCAACACGACCAACCATGTTTTTATCGTCTTCGCCCATATACATTACAAAGTCGCCTTCTTTAATTTCATGCATACTTTTTCCTATGTTACCTTCAGAGCGATTGATTGCATAAATTTGTGCTGCTGCTTCTGCCCTTGTCTGGTGGCATCCCATAACTTCATTGGTACCCTCTTTTAGTGCTGGGTATCCAGAACATCCGAATGAGCCTTTGGCTCCAACTTTATATGGCATAGCAAACCTCCTAGGTTATATACTGATTATATCAGAGTTCTTCTTTAGGAGATATCAATAGACGTTTAATTTCATGCAAGGACCATTGGTCTTTTGCTGAAAGTTTATTAATTTCTTCTTTATTTAATGCTTTTTCCGATAGGGTTATTATTGGGTCTTTTTCAAATAGATCAATGTTTATATACCCTTTTTCCCAAAGTCCCATAACCTCAGCATTGACGCTTGAAATATGATCCTCATATAGTTCTGGCATAAGTTCTTTAATTTTAGGAGTAAAAGCATAAAGCAACTCTCCAGTTTGAGAATCAACTCCAGCAGCCTGAATTCCACCCTTTAAAATAAGGTCTTCTATTAATTCTTCATCACTCATTATTTATAAAGTCTTCTAATTGATTTTTTGTTTGTGCTCCAGAAGTGCGTTTAATAGACTTTTCATTTTTAAATAATATAAATGTTGGCACTGAAGAAATCTCAAACTTTTTAACAAGTTCTTTTTCAATATCAACATCTATAATTTGAAAAGAATACCCGTCTTTAGTTAACTCTTCAACAATAGGGCGAACTTTTTTACAAGGACCGCACCAGTCTGCTGTAAAATAAAATACGTGTTTCATTTTCCAGACTTTGTTCTAGCCTTTTTTAATGCTTCAAAATCTTTAATCTTAGTGTCACCAAGATAGCCCCATGCATATCCATCATTAATCATCTTATCATTAACAGACTCTGTGTCTCCGTTTACATATACCCAACCTAGAATACGACCAAACTTTTCTGAAGAGTTCATCTTTTCTGTTTTAATAACTACTGACTTAGCATCCTTAAGATGTTTTTTTAAATAATCTTTTGATTCAATACCAAGAGCCTTTTCAGCCTTGTCTGTTGTACGTGATTCTGGTGTATCAATTCCAGCAAGACGAACACGAGAGGCAAACAATATATCAAAACCTAAATCAATTACAACATCAATTGTATCTCCATCAACAACATTTTTTACTTCTTTTACAAAATATTCATACATTAGTAGTCTTTACCTTTCGCTTTGTCTTCAACTAATTTTTCACGTTCATCAATTATACTAAGCATAAATGACATCATTTTTGCATAACCTTCTTGGTTATCCATAATTTTATTATAGTGATGACCACAAAACATTAAGTCTCCAGTTAATCCAGTTACTCTTACAAGGGCTTCTGCTGCACAAGAGTCGCAGCGATCAACTGCGCTAAGGACCCACTCTTTATTTATAACTTCTTCTGCAATCATTGTATTCATAGTATACCGCTACTTTCTGTTATCTGTAGAATAGAACCCTGGAGCATTAAACATAACTCCAGGGGATGACCATTGTCTTTGCATTATTGCACCACAACATGATGGCTCTCTGTCTTCACCAAATTCTCTTTTAAATTCAACACTACAAGAACATGTTGTGCATTTATAATCATACGTTGGCATATCTTCTCCAATTTAACAATACTATGTTAAGTATATCATTAGGCTATGTTGTTTGTCAATCTGTTGTATGTTCTTATTCTATGACAGTTAGAACAAACAACTTCACATTTTTCTATTTCTTTTTTAATTGCTTTCCATGAAAATCCATCATGAATCATTCTTGAAATATTATATTTTTTATCTCTTATGTGATCAAAGTCTAATATAATATGATTTTTAATTCCACAATCAAAGCAACCAGAATCTTCTTTTATTTTGGCAAGACGAACTTTATACTCTTGCTTGTTATAATGTTCTAACTCTTTGTCAGTCATTAAAGATAATTATATCAGTGTGTATAAGCCCTACACAGGCATTCCAGGCACGATAGCCAGGGAATATAGAGAAAGGTAACTATTCCATCCCAAGGTCCTGTGTAGGGACTATTTACATTATACTACTTGATCTTAATAGACTTAGGTTTCTTTTCTTCTGGAACGATTCTATCAATATTAATTGTTAGCATACCGTCTTTAAGTTCAGCACCAGTTACTTCCATATACTCACCAAGAGCAAATGTGCGGGTAAACTTACGACCAGCAATTCCCTTGTGAACAACTTCAGCATCTGTCACCTCAATAAGTTCTCCTTTAATTACAAGAGATCCATTATCAACAGAAACGTCAATATCTTCTTTAGAAAATCCTGCTACTGCAAGAGACAATCTGTATGTATCTTCATCTAGTTTAAGAAGATCATATGGAGGATATGATTGAGAATTTGTTCTATGTGCATTGTTTAGTCTGGACAACTCTCTATTCCAGCCAATAAAAAATGGATCATTAAATAAATCCATAGTTAGGTTTGTTACCATTTTATTCCCCTTTCAAGCGAATAAGTTATTTACCCCCCAATTGGGCAGGTATGTATATTATACCAAACCTTTATTTAACCCAAACACCAAGCATTGAAATAAAGGCTTGTATTTTAGATAGAATTAAATTTAATCCATCTTCTTGTACTTCTTTTTCTAAATCTGCAGATGTTTTTCTTTCAAGAAATGTTTTTGTTTCAACAATTAGGTTAGTATCTAAAGAATTTTTTGCAGTAAGAATTGCTTTTGTATTATTTTCTGGAGCAATATCTTGCATTTCAATTTCTCCATACATTTTACCTATACTTGCACCATAGGTAAAACTTCTTTTTGTTTGTGATACAAGTGTTGATAACTCTATTCCATCAACAATAGATGTTTTTGTTTGACCCTCAATAATTGTAAAAACTCCATTATTTTCAGTTACAACACTACTTCCATCTGGATTACCAATATACCCAGAAGTTCCAAGTGTATCTCCAGTAGCAGAGTTTCCAGCAGTTTGTTGAACAAGTTTATTTCCTGATGCATCTTTTCCAGACCAAGAACCTTCTTGTCCACAAACACTTACTTGACAAACAATAACATTAACAACAACCCCATTGCTATCAACTGAAGCCCAGTTTTGGCAAGGATCTGAAGGACTACACATACCTTGTTCTGCTTTTGCGCTTCCAGATGATATAAAAAGAATGCCAACAATTAACATCATGCCAGACATTAGTAATGAACTTTTTTTCATTTTTACTCCTTTATTTTAAATACAACTTGACATGGGTCTCCACCTGATTCCCACTCTTCTTGCTCTTCTTCTGTCATGTATGGATCGCCATCATGAGTATTACAGAACGGTTCTGTTATCCATCCCCGTTCAATTCCGTTATCAAGCCAGATTTCAAACTCTTTATCTTCTGACTCTTTGTTTTGAATATCCTTTAGTATTTCTTCAAACTCTTCCATACTATAAGTATATCTCTAAATGCTTACTACGTCAACTGGACCCATACAAGAGGGGCTAAATTTAATGGCAGCATGAACTGCCCCCATAACACGATTACGTGCATTTTTTTGTTTATCTGTAGCAAATAAATATCCATATGCATACTCTGCTCCAGAACCCATTGCTAAATAGTCAACAGTATATTTAGATAAAGACATATCTACAGAACTATGTTCGTATATTTGTCCACGAATTGCAATAATTAAACCAAGATCACCCTCTTTTGATGTATCAACCCAAAAATCATTATAGAATTCTCTAAGTTCTTTAATAAACTTAGTTTGCATAAACTTATCTATGTCTTTAATGTTGGGAACACTTGGTTTAAAGTTATAACGGATTCGTTCTCCGTCCATTGAGCCAGCATATCCAATTAAATATGGGCCAATTTTCCAAACTTTTGGAGCATCAAGTGCCAAGATTGTTCCATCATCGCTAGCACCACGATCACCAGCCATATAGACTTTATCTTCATGGCGAACTACGGCAATACAAGTCATGAGAATACCCCTCCAGAATGCGGTATATTCAGTATACCAGCAAAACTTTAAAGGGTCAAGCAGGTTATTTTATATTTTGACCGCAAGTTGGGCAGGTTTTTGCTTTATTTTGAGATTTTTTAGCAGGGGCTGCTGCTGTTTTTGATGCCCCAAATTTAGGTCTTCCAAAACCAACAATTGAAATTAATACTCCAGCCTTGTTTTTCTTATAGGCACGTAATTGTTTGCAAACCTCTCCACCATTTCTTTGGCTTCCTGATTTCTTTGAAGAAGTGTTTCCCTCAATACACCAAACAGTTCCATCTTCATTATCTTTAATTACAATTCCAACGTGAGAAATTCTGTCAACGCCATCCGATGGAAAATCAAAATAGGCTATATCTCCTGGTTCTGGATCTGCAATATCAACATCAATCCATTGACCAGCCTTTTTAAATGCTGCTGCTCCACCTGGAGTATAAACAGTATTAGGAACCTTTACTCCTGCTTCATTAGCACACCAGTTAACAAATGATCCACACCAAGGTTGAAAGTTAGCCTTTGTGTATGCGCCATACTTTGTTTCATTATCTTTGGGTCCTTCAATAACACCGATTTCTGCTTTTGCAACTTCAATTAAACGTTCTGCTGAGCCTTGTTCTGCCATTTTATTTATCCCAATCTGTATCAACTGGTTGTTCTTCTGGCATTGCACCATCTGGTTTAGCAGCCAATCGTGCTGCTGTTGCATCAATCTCTGCCTCTAATTTTTTATCTGCCTGAGTATTTTTAGCATCTACTTCTTTATTTTGTATTTGTGCAGCCATAACATCTTTTGCACCATCTCTACCAATTAAAATACCAGCAAGTGTTCCAGTAATAAATGTTGCAACTGATGACAAAACATTGAAAAACATTTTATCGTTTTCTGACTGTGCACCAATTGGCTGTGTTACAAAAACAAGGGCATATAAGATACCCATAGTTGTGAATAATAAGATTGTTCCTAGTGTTAGACCAAGAAAAAACTTTAATCTTGCATCTAATTCATCTGAAGTATATTTTTGTTTCATTTTGTTGTTACCTCTCTTGGATCAAAACCATAAATATCATTTATGCATTCTCCATACCCCAAACAAGTTGGTGGGTTGCATGACTCTTTATTCCAGTTTTCTGGATCTTGACACTCATAACGATACTTGTTAGCACATCCAGTCAAGGATAAGGCTAATAGTGATATAACTAGTAGGCTACGAAGGGTTTTCATACCCTCCATTATACTATACTATTACTATTCGTCTTCTTTACGGATTCCTATGGTTGCAAACCATATGGCTACTGATGCTAGGGTTACATACCCAACCACCGTCTTTGCGCTACCCTCTAAAACCACCCATGCTACAAAGAAGCCAAGAAATGTAAAGTTTTCATTAAGGATTGCTAAACCCCATTCTTTCAACTTTTTCATTTTTATCTCCTTCTCCTAGGTGCAGTAGCAACAATTATTTGACCAGCGATAATTGTTACAACCACAATATCTTCTGCTTTTTCACGTTCTGGAATAGACATATCAGCACCCATATTAAGTAAGGCTTTACCTAACTCACATTTTTGCTCTTCTGTCAAACCTTCAATTGCTTCATCTGGATTAAAACAAGCAGCAATTGCTCCTGCCAGCGCTGCTGGACTTTCTAATACAAGGAGGGCAGATGCTACTTCTGCTTGAATAACTACTGGATTACCGTTTGCATCTTCTCTTACCTCTACTGGAATTGTAGGGGGAAGATCACGATATTCAAGTCCCGCCGATTCTATGTTTGCAGCAGTTACTGGTGCTCCCTCTGCTGATTCTACCAATACATCTGCAACTAAATCTTTTTCTGCCAAGGTAAATGTACCGTCTTCA